GGGTCAGTTTGCCAATACTCATTTCACCGGCATCAAAGACAAACTCCCAAGGCGGTATCCGGGTAACCGTCGATGTAAGGTCATCCATATGCAGAACGCCCATGTCAAAAACAAGAGCGTCTCCCATTGAGGCAATCAGTTTTTTGTAAATGTCCTGTGCATCGTAGTACTGGTCAAAGAATACCTGTGCATTTCGGCAGACTTTGGTTGTCTTATACGTGCCGTTAACCGGGTTAAAGAACGGCCGCACCTTTGTCTGTGACAGTTTTGATAGCATGGTATCGACGCATGAGCGGAGGATATTCAAGTACGGGAGGTTGGTTCCGCCCTGTTCTTGGGTGTTATAGTATGAAAGCACGTTCCCGTAAATATTCCAGATATCCTCTGCACGGTTCCCGTTGTTGTAGTACCGGTTGTAATTACGCCGATACTTCTGCTCCCGCCTGGAAAGATAGCTCTCCATTTGTGCGAGGTCTCGGGTGATATATTCTTGTGTACGTACCATTAAAAGTTCTCCCCGTATAGTGGCATTTTCAATACCTTGATTTCGGGCTTGATTGTCAAAACCGTTCCGTCAATCAGTTTGACTTCGATATCCACCCCATGCGCTGCGCTGTTGATAAGCTCCCGCAAAATGCCATAATTCAAGGGTGAGGCTTTCGTTTTGTCGAGTTGTTTCTGCTTTCGTTCGGCGTCCCTAACCTGTAAATAAATAGCAAGTACCTGTTTTATCATGGTATCCTCACTATATATAGTTACACTTTATCATACATGGTTATGAGATTTATAGATGTTACAATAAAAAACCGCTAAAACATGGGATTTTTAGCGGTTAAAGGGTGAATTGTTTATAAATAGCTGTTGATTATCGGTACAAAGCCTCAAGCTGTTGAATTACCGAACCATTGTAAGCGTTTGCTGTAAGGTCAAAAAACTGTTTTACCGTCATTTTCCCATCAAGATTGATATTATGTTCATCTGCAAATTGCTTTCGTCCAAACTCACACGAACCAGTCAAGACATGGTGCCATGTAAAAAAGTCCATTGTATGGTACGGCTCTATGTATAACGGGAACTTTTCACGGAAAGAAGCTTTCTTTTCCTCGATATCCATTCCGTCCAGAGCTTTTTCCATTGCGGCGGTGAAAGCCTTTTTTATCGTTTCACCGTGTGCAATTTGACCATCTAGTTTGGCGAGAAAAGCCTTTTTTGAGGTAAAATCGTCGCGGGAAACAACAAGAATTGACGCCCAAGTATCATGCACCGATTCAAAAATACAGGGTATTGAGTCGACATAATATACCTTCTTCCTATGAAAAACAGCTATTCGTTCGCCGGAGCTGGTGCCTGAGCCGTAGCCGGAGCCGGAGCCGGTGCCGTCGCCTGAGCCGTTGCCGTTGCCGTCGCCTTCGCCGTCGCCGTCGCCTGAGCCGTCGCCGTCGCCGTAGCCTGAGCCGTCGCCGTCTTCGTCGCCGGAGCCGGAGCCGGTGTCGTAGCCGGTGTCGTAGCCGGTGTCGTAGCCGTAGACGGAGCCGGATCCGGAGCCGGATCCGTAGCCGGACAAAAACGCGGCTATCTTTTTTTCCATTCTTTAACTCCGTCGAGTGAAGCGGCGGCTGTTTCGGTGACTGAAAGAATTTCAACAACCTCAAACACTTCGATTTCATCAACAGGGCAAGGGAAGTAGCACTTCGACGGGCTTGCCGTTCCATACTGTGCAAGCTCGGAAAGGCTTGCTGCCCCCTGCCACTGCCACAGGCGACGGGCATTTGATAAGGTTGCGGTCGACCCTTCTTTTTTTTCAATCTTCCCGAAGAAAACTCCGGCCTTGTTTGTTCTTACAATCTTTCTTTCGTCCATTTAATACCCCTTTGGTCGTTTGACCTATTTGAAGTATACATATAGTTTATTAATCTGTCAACTGTTTGGCAAGTAATTTATCCATACAAACCTCATGGAATAAAGCAAGGCGTCAACCATGTCTGGATGGAAAGCGTCGTCATCTATAACCCTGGTGAGTTCATCCCTGTCATTTCTGGCAAATACCGTTTTAAGGGCTTCGTCTGCAAATATTCCATCCTTCGGCACCTTGAAGTATCCCTGTCGGCACTCCTCTTGAAGCATTTCAACGGCAAAGTTCTTGTCAGCCTTGAAAGCGTCAACTATCGGGAGTTGATACTGTGCTGTAAGTTCGCTTGATATCTTCTTGACCCCGCCAGCCGTATCCGCATATATGTAAAAAAACCGGCTTGCCTCTGGTATCCCTGCAAGAAGTGTATGATTTTTAATACTATCAATACCCTTCCGCATGGCTTCGGCAAGCTCTGTGACCCCAGTCCGGTTGCCCTTATATTCGTACATAAGGAAACGTTCCTTCCGGCTGCTTGAGAACATCACGATACAAAAGGCGTCGGAATCGATATACCCGTAGTCAAGACCTGCAGTAAACTTGATATCCGTCACCGGTTGTCCTGCAATCCAAGCCGCGATATCATCCTGGGTGTAATAGTTCTGGTCTGAAAGCCGATAAACCAAAGCGTCATCATCATAACAAATCTTGCCAAGGTACTCCCGGATAAACAGGGGCGAGCTATCCGTCAAGCCCTTTTCCTCTTTGATCTGGTCAAGCACCGCCAAATAATCCGGTATAAACGGGTTATCCGCAATGCTCCAGTTATACCTCGCCGCCCGAAAGTGTTCCGTGTCAGACCAAATCTGTTCCCAATACGTCCCCCGAACCTTTGGCCCCGTCCCTGACAGTACAATCTGCCCCTTTCGGTCTATAAGCGTCGGCTCCAGGATTTCTTCTATAAGGATTGCAAGGGCCTTTTGGCTCTGTGCCTCATCTATAATAATTAAATCCCATTGACTTCCCCGGATTTTATCCCGTTCGTCTACAGTAGTGTTCCCGACAAAGTGAATCTCTGAATTGTTCGGAAGCATTATTAGCCCTTCCGTGCGCCTTGATTCCTTCGGCTTTATCCCGAGCATTTTAAGCCGGTTTTGTATCGGGATCCAGAATAGTTCAAGGCAACGGGTGAATGAAAGCCCTATATAAAGCACTCGGGCATCCGGTTTCGTCACCGCCTTTTCGGTTCCCATCATGTCATCAATAGCCGACTTTCCCGCCCGACGGCCAGCCATGAGCAGCCGGAACTTGTTTTTTGACAGTAGGATCTGCTGTTGGATGTCATGACAGTCTTTGTAAATCCTGTATGAAAGGAAGTCGGTATCCTCCCGCGCTCCCCTGTTTATGTAATTATCCACCGTTTCCAGTATATCCGGTTTCAATAGCCGTTCCGCAAAAAACTGTTGAGCGGCAAACTTACCCGAAAGGGCATCGGTCATAAACCGGTCAAGGAAAGCGTCATAGAATAGGGCGACTTCCCCTGTTTCCTTGCCTTCGTCATTCTTGAGCCTGACTTCCTTTTCCATGAGGTCTAGGAATGCCTGCATTATCTTATTCTTGTAGGATATTGCCCCCAGGGGCCGACCATTCGGATTAAGCCTCTCACCCTTCTTTATCGGCATTTATTCTATCCTGTTGTTCTTAACAGTCTTTTGGTACTCATTCTCAAGCTTCCCAAAGTCAATTATGTATACCTTCCGGCCTTCACGCTTGCCCTTTATGATATACCCCATGTCACACAAATCATTGACGTATTTGTAGTACGCAATGCTTCCCATGCCGTCAAACTTCTTTGTGATTGCCTTATCATCGGAATAGAATGCCGTCCCCCCGGCGTGTCGGTATGGTAATTGTTCTACCATATTGTAAAGTATCTTGAGGCGAGAAAAGCCGAGTACGGGCATAAGCGCGGCAAAGGCTTCCGTCCGGTGTTTGTTTGTCAGTCCCCGCGCCTGGTAGTAAAGTTCCAAATCAGCCTTGCATATTTCCGCCTGCTCCTCGGTTATAACGCCCATCTGAAGGGCCATAGGTATCAATATCATGCAGTATTGCGGATCCTTGTCGAGCCACACCCTGAGTTCGTTGCCTATCTTTTGTTTTTCCGTCATCTGTATTCCTCCGTCATTACGGTCAAATCCCATTGTTTCCCCGTTACTACCGAATCGGGAAGGGTAAACCGGATAGACAAACAAAAAGCTATGATATATATCATTCTTTATAACCCTCCGTTGTCCCAAAGGCCATATAATGCGCCATTTTTTTTTGTGTCTTATCAAGCAATTCAAAATAATGGGCTTTTATATATTCCATGTACTCTTTTATCTGCTTTTCATGTCTCTTCGGCCCTGATATGGTTATATCTTTATATGTTAATTTCATTTCAATTCACCCTGTTGTCTTTCATGCGCCTTTTCTAGCGTGTCATTCATTTCTTTCAGTCTGTTTTTCTCTGCTAAGTTTTTCATGAGATATACCATACCAAACTTATGAAAGTCATTATCGCCTATTTTCGGCAACCATCCAAACATACCGTTCCCTTCCTGTGATATCATTCTATCCCCCTGTAAAACCGCAAAAGCTCCGTGATTATGTCCGCCGCGCTCTGGTCTGTGTCCTCGCAATGCCCGGCAAGCCATATTTTCAGTTCTGCCGGTATCTTTACCGATAGGGTAATCTTCGGTATTTCAGCCTTCGGGCGTCCTACGTTACCCATATTTGTACCTCGTTTTGAAGTAAAGGCCATGCAATCCAGGGTAATTGTCAACTATCCATTGCACCGATTTATATGCCTCCAACCCCTTGAGGAAGCCCCTGAGCGTGTTGGAATGATAGACCCATAACAGAATATCCTTGCGGTCTTTGTCATCTTCTAGTACTTCCATTATGTCGGCTGGCA